AAAAGAATATATGCCTTATTCTTTTTCTACTGTAATAATTTCCACCTGCGGCGGTTTCGGATACGTTGGAGCAACTGCGATATTACGGGCAACCATGATGCCGTTAGTATCTGCGTTAATGCCGACACCGTATCTTTCTTTTGCTTTAATAAAGCGAATATCGCGTTCTGGGTCAGTCCAGTTATCCATCGTAATTTCTGTCTGCTGCGCAATTACGCCGATATTGCTCTTGTCGAGGATATACATATCAAAGAGTTTGTTTTCTTTATCCATGCGCACCCAAGGCGTGAAGTTAATCGTAAGAGGCATAGGAAGTCTATTCTGCGTCTGTTCTGGCGTCATAATAAACTTCTGCGGACCCATGTTGTTCTGTAAACCAAACGCGGCAGGAGTACCCTGCGTACCGCCGTTCGGGTGAACGTCCATAGCACCGAGCGCGCCCCAAGTAAGACCTGCGCCAATCATAGCGTTGCGCGCAAATACAGTCCATACGGCAGGGTGCATTAAGCAATCCGTAGGACGCTTGTCATGCGCAATAGCCGTAAGCATAATGTTTAAGAAATCTTCTACCGAAAGAGTGTTGTTCATCGAGCCATCTTCGGCGCGACCAGTAGTACCCATAGAAGGCGTCTGACTGCGAATAGCATTATCATAAACGATATGACCATGCTTAGAAAATTCGCTCATGCAAAGCTGTTCCTTGAAACGGGCAAACGCTCTGCCGATTTTGCGAACGTTCGTGTTATAAATATCCCAAGTCGACTTCATCATCGCTTCTTCTGTAATTGATACCTTTATACCATATTTCTTAATGTCAATGGCGATACCAGTTTTTTCGGAGAGCGTGTAGTCAACGGCATCTTCATCATAACGCGAACCTTCCTGCACTTCCTTAACAGAGAGTTCGCCGATAATAGGCACAATGACGACAACCGACTGAGCGTCTGGAACTGAAATCTTGGTAAAGAAGTTTGCAGCCAAATATTCTGGGTCTGCCGCTTCAATCATTTCGCCCTGAATAATTTTAGGAATCATATTAATTATATCAGTCGATGCCGTCATTTCACGAAGCGACTGGATAGCTAACGGATTCTTTTCGGTATTGCCAGACAATACGTTCAAGAATGTCTGATATGCTCTGGCTTCTTGTAAGCCTGCTTTAATACCGATTTTATTTAATTCTTTCTGCTGCTTGTTTTCAGCAACAGCTTTTCTATTGTATCTAACAATCTTTTCATTTTCTTCTAGTCTTTTGACAAGATTATTAGCTTTTTCAAGTTTTTCTGATAATCTAAACAACTGTTCTAATCCTCCTGCTCAATTAACGCTGCATTAAGATTTTTGCAGAGCCAACGCAGCCGTCCCAGTCCATGTAAGTAGGTACGCCAGCCATACCGCGTTTCTTATATTTAATATCAATCATAATAGGATTGGTTTCAAGCAGAGCATCAGCTTTATCTTTGTCAGCGACTTCAAGAACGAGCATACCCTGTATTGCATTAAAGAAAGCTACTTTAAATGCACCGTCTGCCAATAGAGCGTCTTTAACCACGTTCGTGTAAGCAAAGTCAGAACCGTTGTCATTATATATACGAATCTGTGTAGCGTTAGGTTCAAGATTGCCCGTAGGATTAATCTTGATAAAGCACTTAACGTATTCTGGCGTATCGCCGCGATGACGGATATATGCAGCTTTCTTGTTCGTGTATTCGCGCACAACTGCATTAAAGCCGTCAGTTAAGCCCGGAATACCCCATTCCAACTGGTCTGCAATGCTAATAAACGGGTCATAAAGTCCATCTAAAGAACCGCCGCTTACCATATGCAAATCATGTTCTTTATATGCTTCTTCAACAGGATAGCCCGGATAACGACCAGTCGAACCGTAAGCGGACGAATTGATTACATCTTCGCCGTCACGGAAATTCTGACGATAACGCGTAGGATTAAAGCCTTCATATTTAAGACGGTCGGACAATGCCCAAGTTACCCAACGGTTGCCGCCTTCTGGAATCATATCGTGGCTCAAATTTACGCACTGACCAACAACCTGCTGACGTTCTCTTTCAATCTGCGCAAGCGTCATTTTTTCAAGTGCTGCGTCAATCGAAAGCGGCGATACAGTCAAGCGACCGTTTTCGTCCGATTTAAGCAAGTCGCCTACTTTTATCTGACCGTAAATAGAACCCCAAGGATTAGCTTCTGCTTTATCCTTAAATGCAAAGAACGGAAGTTCAACAATGCTGTCAGTGATAATCGGACCCGGAGTCATTCCATCAAGAGCGTCCTGTTCTTGGAAACGAGTGTATTCATTACGACCAATCATGCCGACTGGAATATTGCCTGCTCTAACAGTCAAATCAACCGATACGTTGCCATCGCTTTCTGTTGCTACATAGCCAGTCTTGCTGTCGATAACGTAATCTTTAGCTGCAAGCTGTGCCGCACTTGAAGTAGTAAGAGCATTATAGCAAGGAATATCATCGGAATAAGCTACGTCCAAACCAACGAGCGGAGTCCATTCTTTGCCTTCAAGACCTGCCTGCTGACCTGCTGCTTCTGCCGAAACAAGCGGAGATGCTGCGCCGTACTTATCGTCAGCACTTCTTAACTTAACTGCTGCGCCGCCGTTAGCAAGCGTAAGAGTATTAAAAGCGTTATCAGTAGTGAAGTCTACCGTGTCAAGGTACGGGTCTATCGCTACAATACGACCTTTCGGAATTACCATGCTATTGTAGCCAAAAGCAAAGCCGTAAGTAAAGAGCGGTTTAAGACGTTTGTCTAAGAAATATTTCTGATTAAGCGTGTCATGCGCGCTTACGTTAAATCTATTATTTGTGCGGTTAATGCGTTCGGAATTATTATAACCCGGCAAATCTGCCGTGAATTTCTCTCCGTGCATACCCTTAGTAGGTCTTAGCTGGGTTTCGTAACTATTTGGGAAAACAGCCATGAGAAATAATCTACCACCTTTTTAGTATGTCAAGAAAATGTATTAATTTTCGCTATTTAATATGTAGTGTTTTTTAAATTTATATAAAATCAAATTAAAGTTCTAAAAATTCTTCGTCAATGTCGATTTCGTCTAAATCTACTTCATCGTCATTTTTATTTTTAGTGCTTTCATTTAATTTTGTCAGCTTTTCGTCAAGGTCTTTCTTTTCTTCCTGTACCGTAGGGTTTTTAACTGAACCTAAAGCTGCTTTCTTTTCAGCTTCTTTGATTTCTTCTTTTAAATCGTTAATCGAATCCTTTAAAGAATCAATGCTGCGTTCATTTAATTTTTCAACAGGAATTTCCGTTTTGTTAGCCTGTTTTCTAAGCGAGAAAAGCGATTCAGTGAGCGAGAGTTTTACTTCCTGCTGCAACGAAGCAATCTTTGTTTCAGCCGCTTCTTTAAGCTGCTTTTCAGAATTTACTTCTGCTTCTTTAGCATCAATAGTGCTTTTTAATTCTTTAACCTGCTGCTGCAAAGACAATTTATCTTTATTAGCCTTGTTTAAACTTTCTTGCAGATTATCAACATCGCCTTTTAAAACATCTTTTTCAAGTTCAAGATTTTTTAACTTGCCTTGAACATCTGCGAGCTGTTCTTTTAAATCCATATCTGTATAGTTTGCTCCTTCTTTTAATGTTAAAGAGTCTTTATCTTTATCATCTTTTTTATCTAACGAATCCGTAACTTTGGTTAAGAATTGATTAGAATAAGTTGAGTTAATATCACTGTCATTTTTTATATTTATGACTTGTGCATATGGGTCTGACGGTACGATAACATAAGAAAGTTCGACAGCTTCATAAGCATATATATCCCATACGCATACTTTGTCGTCATATACCCGACCTCGTATGTGGTCGCAACCTTCTTGTTCCTCTCCCGCAAGCTGTGCGCCGCATATGCTGCAACGGACATCGCTTGCTTCGACACCAACGCTTACTGTTTTATAAACTCCGCTTTTTATTTTAAAGAAGTTATCTGGCTCTGGTGTTTTAGTGCTGAGAACCAAACAGTCATGCCCGTCTACGATAGTAGATTCTCTTATTTCGCTTTTAACTACTCTGCCTATCATTTCACCATCGTAATCATTATGGTACATAATTACAGGTGCTTGGTAAGGATAAGTCCAAGATTCAAGCGAATTTTGTCCTGCCGACCGTTTGTATCGCGTAAAGTTTTTAGTAACAACGCCAAAGTGCATAGCTTCGATTTCAATAATATTGTCGCTATTATTGTCAGAAAAGCCGCCATAGCTTTCCTGCGAAAATATTTTGCTGCTGTCGTCAGCTTCTTTAAAATTAAAATTTTGAGTGTACTTAGATGAATCAGATATGTTATAGTTTAATATCTCTCTTAAAAGCAAAGACATATTTTATATATCACCTAATTCATTTTTTGATTTTTAACTTGTTTTTGCGTGATTTTGTTATTTATTTTTTGACGCTGTATTTCTACGCAATACTGCCGAGCAGGAGCAATTAGCACTAAAGCTAGGTATATCGTCTAAAGAAAAATTGCTCGTTTTAATAACCGTGCCGTCTTTAAGTGAATGGTTGCCGTCTTTATTGCTTTGTATGATTGCTTCTGTTATGCCAAAATCATTCGCCGTCTTTAAATAAGAATACCAATATGCTTTGTGAGCAGCATAATCACATAAAAAACGTACTCTGTATTTCATGCTGTTAATAGCAGATTCTTTCTTGATATAGTCAGAATTATATGAAATAGCTTTGCCTGCTATATCGCTGAATAATCGTTTAAGAGTATTTTCTACATAAATATTTAAAGAGTATGGTATATGGGAATATTCGTTTAGATAAGTTTCGCCTAAATCATTAGCAGCCGCTTTTGAGCCATAATAAGTATAGCTTTTAACGAGGTTATTGACTACATCTGAGTATTCCTGCATATACACATTGACGCATGATTTTATTGCATTTTCATCATCACGTTCTAACAATTTATTACACAAGTCGTCATATCTATTACACAATAATTTGATTTTTTCTTGAAGTACGCGGCTTTCAAGGCTGTCGGTATTATGCAGATAGCTTTCGGAAACTTTTGCGCTGAAAGTACCGTGCTGATTAGACGGCTGATTTTTTGACTTAGCTGCATTAGTGCCGCCTGTCTTAGTCTGCGTAGTTTTTCCGTTGCCTGTATTCTTTTTAGTATATGACGATGAAGAATCAGAAGAATCGGCTGAATTAGCAGCACTTATTTTAGCAAGTGCTATTGCATTTTCGTTTTGCACTTCTATCTGTTCTAATTCATTCTTCTGCTGAATCATATTTGCGTAAAGTCTTGATTCGTCTAAGTTATCGGATTT